AAACTTTGAATGTGGCACGCATAAATTTTGGTGCATCAGATGTAGTTGTTTTAGGTAAAGCCATTACACACCTCTCTTTGCAAACACTGGAGCAAACTGATCCCAGATCGCATAGTCGGGGTCTAGCTTTTCTTGCATACTGTCAATGACATTGCGCTGATCACGGCCACGCTGAAAGAAACGGCGGCTCTCCGAAAACTCAAAAGTCCAGTCATGGTTTTTAAGTAACTGCTTATATTGTTCTAGGTTGTTTTCCATACCTATCTCCCTGTTGTTATAAATCTGTTTTAACTTATTGTAGTTGACCTTGCAACAAAAAAATTATATTAGATTTATATTGTTTATTTATAACGTCAGGATAATAAAATGAAATTGGCAGAATGGCTAGTAACCAAAGGCATCCGGCAGGCTGATCTGTCACGGATGCTAGATGTGACGCAACCGACAGTGCATAACTGGGTTAATCGGAAGTCACCACCATCAGCAAAACAGATGATGAAGCTGTATCAGATGTCCAAGGGCAAGGTTGGTCTAAAGGACTGGTGCGAAGAATTTGAGGTGCAGTGATGCTATTACATCAGTTCTTTGGCACAGGCGAATATGACAACAGAGTGGCTTTTGTTTTCAAGGAAAGCGATGATCTCACCGTCATGTTTGTTAGGGATCAGGCTATTTTAAAAGAGGTTTGGGTGTCGCGCTATTCAGAACAGGCCGCTGAAGATATGGCTGAGAACTGGGTACTAGGCGGTACGTTAGGGGAATCGGATGACGAACGGACGTAGAAAAGGCCATAATTTTGAGCGTGAGTTGGCTCGGATGATTAAGGATCATCTGGGCGTTGATACCAAGCGTGACCTAGAGCAATACAGAGCGAGTGACCACGGTGACTTGATCGGACTTGACGGCTGGACAATCGAGGCAAAGCGATATGCTCATAATGCTGGCGGTAACTACAAGCCGGAGTGGTGGGCGCAGGTAACGGCGGCTAGTAATGCCGCTGGCACTGAGCCAGTGTTGATATACAAGTACGATAGGCAACCGATAAAGTGTGTTGTCCGGCTATCAAGCATTAACGCTGACTTTGCTGGCAAAGACAATACCGCAACGATCAGCTTCGACACTTGGTGCATGTTGGTTAGAGAGGGTTGGGCTGATGAAGGGTGATATGGTTAATCAACCGCCGCACTATGTGAAGGGTTCAATTGAAACGATTGACTACATGGTTGACGTGCTTGGTGTTGACGGTGCGATACAATACTGCCACGGAAACGTAATCAAATACACTGGCCAGCGGTTGTTTGCCAAGGGCAATCCGGTGCAGGACGCTAAGAAGGCGGTCTGGTATTTAAACAAGATGATTGAGTTAATGGAGATGTCTGAAAGTGAATAGGCCGATGTACGAAACGCAGGATGACTTGGACGGCGAGATCGCAATGATGAAGCGGTTATGCTCTAAGAAGGGTCATCACTTTCGTAAGTTACCGATATCGTACAGGCTAGATTTTGTGGTGCATGAGGCTGGCAGTAACAAGCCATTGTGTTTTGTTGAGTGCCGGAAGCGTAGCACGACAATAAACAAGTACCCAACGTACATGATCAGCTTGAACAAAGTGCTGTTCGCCAAAAAACTTGCAACGGCCTGTATGGTGAAGGCGTATTTACTTGTTGAGTTTACAGACGGTCTGGGTATTCTGGACTTTAACGAGCCGTTCGATGTACGCGTTGGCGGCCATAACAATAGGGGTGATTGGCAGGATATTGAACTGGTCGCCTACTTTGACATAAAAAAAATGAGGAGAGTAACATGAGTGTAAAGGCAATAGGATGGGCGTTTGAGCAGAAGGTGGACGATCCATTGGCGAAGCTGGTACTGTTAGCACTAGCTGATCACTACAACGAATCCACTGGGGATGCGTGGCCGTCAATAGATAGGCTGGTAGCAATCACTGAAGGTAGCCGGAGTACGGTTATCAGAAAGCTCAAGAAACTGGAGCAGGTTGGCTTCATCAGCAGAGAGAAGCGTTACAACAAAACAGATGTCTACCGGATACATTTTACTGGTGTCACACAGACACCTCAAAGCAATTCTAATGGTGTCACTCTGACACCTCAAACAGAATCTACTGGTGTCACACAGACACCTCTAGGGGTGTCACACAGACACACTAACACTTACTTAACCGTTAACAATAATAATATAAGTAAAAAGACAACTAAGCAAAAGGTATCCGAGTGGATGCCAACACCGGATGACATCGCCTATGCCAAAGAGCTTGGGCTAGATGCTGATGAGGTGTTAACAGATATTCGTCTATGGGATGATAAGAACGGCAATAAAGCGTCTTACAGCAATGTCACTGCTTTTTGGCAGTCTTGGTGCAGACGTGACGCTAAAGGCCGTCCTGCGCGCTCTCAGGGCGGTTCTAGCCGTGTTTCTAGTGAGAGAAGCCTGTCACCAGCACAGGAAGGCTACATTGATGGCTTGTCTAGGAAATATTATGCGAAGTATGCACATGAGGGATATGATTTTGAGGACATTAAAGGATATCTGACTGAGTACGTTACTAAGCGTTACGATTTTGAGCAATGGTGTAGCATGGGTCACGGCTTACCACACATGACGGAGTTATGATGACTGACAAGAAATTACCACAGCATTATCAGAAGAAGCGGCTCATCGGTAAGGACAAGAAAACCGAGGATGAGTTTCTCAAGCGGTTGATGGATCGTCCAGCGAAACATGTCGGCAAGGATGTTGACATGCCTAGCTTTAACACGTTCTGGCGATGGTTGCAGAAGGACGCAGACCTTAGAGAGCGTTATAGACAGGTCATGGAAGGCAAGGCGGCTCTCGCCGATGCCAAGATACACGACATACAAGAACAGGTCAGGGATGTTGTCAGGGATGCAAAGGACGGACTGATCACAAAGGACGTGGCTTATGTAGCGATACAAGCGGCAAGGCTAGATATCGACACTGAGAAGTGGCGTGCGGCTAAGTATTATCCGAGAATGTATGGCACAGATCAGAAGGTTGAGGTCGAGCATAAACACAGCTTGGTGGATGATCTCAAGATCGTATCAGAGCGTGTCGCACAGCGTGAAGCTAGGACGATTGAGGGTACTGTGCAGGACGTTGAGGTTGAGGATGATGAGTAGGCTTGCAACCGTTGACTGCCATGCAACTCGTAGCAACTATTTACGGTGGAGTGGAAATGCGCTGAGTGAAAATGTTAAGGAATTCAAAGGGGATAGGGGATTATGGTGCGATAACACACACTGTGTTAGCCCAACCATCTCGCGTGAGAAACCTGAGAATGCCTCGCATTTGCAGATGTCAGAACGGTTCGCAGTGATAGATAGTGATTTGTCGCATAACGTGAAATATGTAAGGCGATATCTGCCTGTCTGTTTGAGAATGAGAATGAGAATGGTTCGCAAACGGCTACCCCCCCATCAAATCACACGCGCCCCCAGTAATAAATATATATACCCACAGACACCCCACCCCCTCGGAGTAAAACATGGCCAACACCCCCTCCCAAAAAAAAATCCAATATAACGTGAAACGCGCCCACAGCCTCGCTGACGCTGGCAAGTTCGAGGACAGTGCGAGATTATGCAGTCAATTGTTGCAAGCCGTTGACAGCCCTTATATTGCCAATCTGCTAGGGTTAAACCTGCTGAATATGGGCAAGCACGAGCATGCCGAGCGTGTTTGGGAAACTGCTCTTGAGGATGATCCGGACTGTGTGCCTGTGCTGACCAATTTGGCTAATTTTTTGCGTGAACGGCATCGGTTTAAACGTGCCTCTGAGCTAATAGACCATGCGTTGCGTTGCAAGCCGGATGATTTCAGGGCTAATCACAACAAGGCCGTTCTGGAGTTGAATATGGGCGAGGTGGATGTTGGGCTGGATTACGCTGAGAAGGCGTATGCGATGAATCCGGACGAGATTGCGGCGCGTCATACGTTGTCTATTGCAAGTTTGGGTGCAGGTCAGTTTGAGCGTGGGTTTGATTTGTACGAGGCTCGGAAGCCGTTATTTCTGCGCGATGATTCGCCATTGCCGAAATATACTGGCGGTAAGGGCAAGGTTATTGTCCGGCACGAGCAGGGTTTTGGCGACACGCTGATGGTGATGCGCTTATTACCACGGTTGCAAGAATTGGGTGCAGACGTGTATATTGTTTGTCCTAGACCGTTGCAGAGGCTGATTGAGCAGACTGGTTTATGTAAGTTGCACGAGGATGGTGTTGATGATTATACCCATCATCTGTGGACAATGGACTTAATGGGTCTATTTGTTAGGGAATGGAGTGATTGGGATGATAAGCCTTACATTAATGCCAGTTTGGAGAACCGAGCGCACTGGGGTTCGTTGCTCGGTGGGTGTGAAGGTGGGCAAAAAATCGGCCTCTGTTACGGTGGCGCGGCCAGATCGGATTCCATCGGTGCGTACCAAATTGACAGACGAAGAAGCCTTGCGCCTTCTGAGGCAATGCAGATCGTGCGTTCAAAGCCGGATGCACACTGGGTCAATTTGTCTAGGGAATGGGGCTTGCCAGACACAATAGACTTTGGCACAAGGGTTGGTGACTTTGCTGACCTAGCTGGTCTTATCTCGAATCTCGACTTGGTGATTACAGTTGACACTGCGGTGGCACATCTTGCTGGCGGCTTGGGCGTTCCTACTTGGATGCTCTCACGATACGATGCTTGCTTTAGATGGTGGCCGTACCAAGAAACAACCAATCTCTACCGAAGTGTGCGGTGCTTCTACCAGCCGAAAATGTTCGACTGGCAGTCGGTTATAGCTGATGTGCAAAAAAACTTAAATAAAATGTAATTTTCCACTTGCAATCCTAATACACTTAAACTATATTTAAGTTATCAGGACAACAAATGGGAGATTTACTGATGACTAAATTACGCCAAATCGTAAAAGACGCTTTCAAGTGCGATGAACTGGTTTACCAGTTTAGTGAAATCGATGTCGCAGACGGCTTAATAGCTGGTGAAGACGTAATGGCAGAGGTCAACGCTGAATACGTTGATGAAGCCATTGTTAAAGAAGCTGAGTGGCGTCTTGACATTGCCTACGAGAATATTGATGACTGCACTGGCTGGGATGGTAGACCATCGCGCCCAGAGGATTACAGGCTTCACAAAAAAGAAGCCCGACAGCTTGAGCGTTTTCTTAAAAAATATAGGGTGGCATAAGCCACCCCAACAGGGAGATTATCTGATGATAGCAACAGTTAAAATTAATGATGTTGAGTATGGCACAAGTGCCAGCTTTGACGGTGATACAGGCAAAATATTTATTAGTCGGATAACAAAATTCTGGAAATATCAGGTTTATAAAACCAGAAACGGCAGAGAATTTTTCCGGCGTATTCGTGTATCGCCAATAAAAAATCGAGAATTGCACAAGGCGGTCATTCACGCTTTTAAGGTTAAATATGGCGGTTAAAAATATAGGGTGGCATAAGCCGCCCTTTTTCTTTATGGTGATGTGATGTCAGATAATAGCGAACTCCTACAAAAGCTACACGATGACCCAGTACTGTTTGCAGAAACGGTGCTGGATGTTACACCCCAGCCGTGGCAAGCCAACGCCTTACGAGCAGTGCGCGACAATGAGCGTGTAGCTATTAAGTCCGGCCACGGTGTCGGCAAAACCGCGTTTCTGTCGTGGACAGTTCTGTGGTGGTTATGTACGCATTACCCCTGCAAGGTGGCTGTAACGGCTAACACGGCGCACCAGTTGTCAGACGTATTGTGGACTGAGATTGATAAATGGGCGCGGAAACTGCCGCCATTCTTCAAGGATCAGCTAGATTTCAAGACTGACAAGATTGCGCTCAAGGGTGCTACCGACAGTTTTGCCGTTGCCAGAACCAGCCGCAAAGAGAACCCAGAGGCGTTGCAAGGATTCCACAGCGAGAACATGCTGTTTATCTGCGAGGAAGCATCCGGTATCCCAGATGTCGTGTTCCAAGTCGGTGAAGGTGCTATGTCAACGGCAGGTGCGAAGACGGTCATGTGCGGAAACCCTACCAGATCAGATGGGTTTTTCTATGAGGCGTTTCACGGCTCACGAGAGCATTGGGCTACTATGACGGTTAGCTGTACTGATGCCACGACTGTTTCTGAGCAGTTCCTAGACAGCATGGCCAGTAAGTACGGTGCGGAAAGCAATGTTTACCGTGTTCGCGTTTTAGGCGAGTTCCCAACGCAGTCAGATGACGTGCTATTGCCGCTTAATCTTGTTGAGGACGCTATTAAGCGTGATATACAGCCTAACCCCAACACCCCTGTTGTATGGGGCGTGGACGTTGCCAGAATGGGTGGCGACAGATCAGCCATAGCAAAGCGGCAGGGCAGTGTGCTGATAGAAAAAATAAAAACTTATCAGAATAAAGATTTGATGGAGTTGTCCGGCATTATCCTGTCGGAGTATGAGGCATCGCCTTACCATCTGCGGCCAAAGGCGTTGTATATTGATGCTATTGGTCTGGGTGCTGGCCTAGCTGACCGCTTGCGTGAGCTTGACTTGCCAGCCGTTGCAATATCTGTCAGTGAAACTGCCAGCCTAAAGGACAGGTTTAACAGGCTCAGAGATGAGTTGTTTTGGAACGCAAGGGAATGGTTTGAGGCGCGTGACTGTAAAGTGCCGGATGATCAGACCTTGGTGCAAGAGCTTACCAGTGTGCGGTATAAGTACCTGTCTAATGGCAAGCTAAAGATTGAAAGCAAGGACGAGATGAAGCGCAGAGGCCAGAGATCGCCAGATGTCGCTGATGCGTTTGTTTTGTCATTTGCTCAACAGGGTGCGGTTGCAGGTGGCTTCTCAAGAGGCTATACTTCCAATCGCCCCATTAACGTCAACAAGGGATGGATAGTATGACCGACAACGTAGTCAATTTTCCTAATGAGTTTAATCTGAGCGTAGACCTAGAGGACGATAGTGCCATTGAGGGTGTGAGCGAGATTATAGATATTTTCGCACAAGGCTTACATTCAGCGCATGACGTTGACCCAGAAATTTTGATGGTGGCAATGATGGAAAACGCGGCTATTTGGGGCATCAGGGCTGGCATGGACGCTGATGATGTGACAGATACGTTTAAGCGGATGCGTGTTAGGCTTGAGGAAGAATACGATGCCTAAAGACCCACGATTAGAACGCGCTGGTGTATCCGGCTATAACAAGCCGAAGCGTACACCCAACCATCCCAAGAAATCGCACGTTGTCGTTGCCAAGGAAGGCGACAAGATCAAAACCATTCGTTATGGTCAACAAGGTGTTTCTGGGGCAGGTAAAAACCCACAAACCGCATCAGAAAAAGCGCGGCGCAAGTCGTTCAAGGCGCGTCACGCAAAAAACATAGCCAAGGGCAAGATGTCTGCGGCATACTGGGCGAACAAAACTAAATGGTAACATAGGAGACAAGCATGGCTAGACCCCAGCCTAATGTACTTGTCAACACTGACCACGGCATGATGATTGTCAATCGGCATGATTATGCACTAGCACCAGATGGACAGACTGGATACGGTGTTGGCTTCCAACTGC